ACCGTTAGCATCGCTTTTGTTCGCGGATTCGCCCTCTGACCTGGGATTTTCTGGGAGACTCGGGCGAATAGCGGATGAGGCGGTGAAACGTGGACGTATCGGCCTGGGACGAAATGCGGGGTCTGGCCCTGGCCCCCAAGGTGATGTCCGACGCGGACCCGGAGCGGACGGACCGGGCGGCATTCCTCCGCGGGTGCGAGGCCACCGGACTCATTGGCCGCCGCCTGGAGTTGAAACCTCACCAACTCTTGGTCCCCGAGGTCTTGGATATGGGGCACGAGTTCAACGGGGTCCTCATGCCGCGGCGGTCCACCAAGACCACCACGGTGGTGGCGTGGCAGATGGGCCGGTGCATCACTCGGGAGGACTACCTCTCGTGTCTGATATTCGCCACCACCGCCAAAAAGGCACGCCTCCGGTTCACCCAGGACATCGCCCCGATGATGGAGAGGGTCTACCCAGACAAGACCTCCCGAGGGTTCAAGGTGGTCCGAACCGCGGGCATGGAGAGGGTGGAGTTCGATAACGGGTCCATCTTCGCCATCGTGGCCCCCACCGGGGATGACCTCCGGTCCGAGGCGTGGGACCTCATCGTGGTGGATGAGGCGGGCGAGGCCGAGGCCGAAAAGGGCGAGGACCTTATGTCCGCCGCCCTGCCCACGATGGACACCCGCCCGGATGCCCAGATGGTGGTGATGGGGACGGCGGGCCGGTTCCGCAAGGGCAACCTCCTCTGGGACCAACTAGAGGAGGGGCGGGCGGGCGTCGGCGGCATCGTGGAGTATGCGGGGCCGGACCTCCTCACCGCGGAGGACGTGGAGTCCTGGGACAAGGTGGCCGCCATCCTGGAGACCGCCCACCCCGGCATCGCCTCGGGCCTCACCACCCTGGCCACCCTGGAGTCCCGCTATCGCAAGATGGCCCGTGACCTATTCATGGCGGAATACCTCTCCATATTCGGGGACACGGGCGGCGGCGGGTCCGTCATCTCACCGGCCAAATGGAAAGAGGCGGAGGTGCCATTCGTGATGAGTTACCCCCAGCCCCCGGAGCGGTTCGCCCTGGCCATCGGTGTGACCGCGGGCCTTACGTTCGGGGTCATCGTGGCGGTCTGGAGAGACCACAAGGGGATGGCCCACGTCCTCCTCCTGGAGCATCGCCCCGGCATCCGGTGGATGGCGGAGCGGGCCGCGGAGTTGGCCCGCAAGTATCGCCTCCCCATCGTCCATGACAATTTCGGGTCCATCCTCGTGGTGGTGGAGGAGTTGCACCGGATGACTCCGCGGCCTCGGTTTGAACCCCAGACCACGAGGGACACCACCACGGCGGCGGCCAAGTTCGTGGAGGCGGTGGAGACCGGTCACCTTATGCACTACGCCCAGGACGCCCTCACGGATGCCGCCCTGTCCGCCCGAAAACGGACCGTGGGACCCAAGGCGTGGGCGTTCGGGCGGCGGGACATAGACGATGACATCGCCCCCCTGGAGACCGCATCCCTGGCCCTCCGGGCGTATGACGAAACCCCGGAGAGGCGGCCCATCGTCATCCTCCGCCCCACCGGATGACGTCCTAAAAAGGCCAGGTCACTAGGCAAAACCGGCCCCGTGGGTATACCTTGCGAGGCATGGCATTCGGTGGCGTCGGGACCCTGGCATGGATTCAGGGGCGAACACCCACCACCCCTGACCCTGGCCGCCTGGACTCGTACCGCAAGAACGCCCTCCAGATGCCCAGTCCGTGGCAGACCGGTGCCCTGTCCCAAATTGCCTGGGCGGATGTGTTCGGCACCGCGGTGCCCCTCATGACCCGCGAACAAGCCATGACCATCCCCGGTGTGGTGCGAGGCCGAGGCATCATCCTGTCCCTCATCGCGGACAAGCCCCTCAAGTCCTATCGGGCGGACGCCCCCCTGGACCCCCAGCCCACATGGCTCTACCGGTGCCCCGGATGGCAAGGCCCCTACCAGAGGATGGCCCGAACTCTGGATGACCACATTTTCAACGGGGTGTCTCTCTGGGGTTGCACCCGAGGGGCGGGCACCGGTGGCCTCCGCCCCATCCTGGAGGCGTGGCACATCCCCTGGGATGACTGGATGGTGGATGACCCCTCGGGCGTCATCCTCCTCCTGGATGACGATGGGCATTGGATACCTGCGGACGCGGAGGCGGTCATCCTCATCCCCGCCTCGCATGAGGGGCTACTGGCCACCGCCACCCGGACCCTCGTGGGGGCCGTGGAACTAGAGCGGACGTGGGCCAAGAGGGCCGCGTCCGCCATCCCGATGATTGAACTCCACGAGACCATCCAGTCCGGGATAGATGCCACCGAGGCCCAGGAGGTGGTGGACGCCTGGGCATTGGCCAGGGCGTCCGAAAATGGGGGCATTGCGTATACGCCCTACTCCATAGAGGCCAGGGCCTTGGGGCAATACTCCCCCGATATGTTCATAGAGGCCCGCAATAGTGCCCGCCTGGACATCGCGGCATTCCTCCAGATACCGGGGTCTCTCCTGGACGCCTCCACCGCCACCGCGTCCCTCACCTATGTGACCCAGGAGGGCCAGTCCTCCAGTCTGGACACCCTCACGGTGCCCTATTGGGCACGCCCGATAGAGGACCGCCTGGGCCAGGACGATGTGGTCCCGGTGGGCCAGTCCGTCCGATTCGCCTGGGGCGAGGCGTACACCGAACCCTCCGGCCCCATCATCACCGCCCCCCTGGGCCACCCGGCCATCCAGGACGCGGCGGCCATCGCGGCGGGCACCCCGGCCCCGGTGGCCCCCGCCCCTGCCCCGACAGATGGAGTTACGCCATGACAGACACCACCCTGGCCCCATTCGGCCTCTTTGCGGTGGACCGCGAGGCCCGCACCGTCCGCGGCATCCTTGTGCCCTGGGGCCAAAAGTCCCGGACCTCCATATCTGGGACTAAACCCATCACGTTCACCCGAGGAGCGGTCACCGTCCCGCGGGACCCCTCGGTGGTGGGACTCAACCGGATGCATGACCGATTTGATTGGCTGGGCAGGGCCGAACACCTCACCGATGAGGCGGAGGGCATCGTGGCCACATTCCGAATCGCGGACATCCCCGAGGGTGATGCATGGCTGGAGGACCACGGGGACCTCGTGAAACTCTCCCCCGAGGTCCGAAATATCGTCCGGGACTCCGCGGATTTCGGCACCGCAGAACTCACCGGGGCCGCCCTCGTGGATGAGGGGGCGTTTGAATCCGCCGCCCTCTTTGCGGCGGACAAGGTGGAGGCCACATTCCATGACCCGGCCAATGGCCGCGGCATCGTGCCCCCCTACGTGGAGGACGCGGCGGTCCAGCATGACCCAGGGCGGCGGCCGCATATCGAACAAGAGTTCGAAAAACTCGAGCGGCCGGCTGAGTCGGACAATCGAACGGATGTACCAACCCCCGAGGGGACCCCCGAGGAGGAGGAGGAGGCCGAGGAGGCCCCCGATGATGAGGAGGACGCAATGGCCGACGCCATCGCACCAAACGAAATGCTGGGCGGGCGTCGCAAGGCACCGACCATCACCCTGACCAAGGCCGGATTCTTTGCGGCGGTGAACACCGCCCGCCGTACCGGTGACCGGACCGCCCTGGCCCCCTACGTGGCCGAGGCCGAGGACGTGGGCTTGTTCGCCCTGTCCCCTGTCAAGTTCGATGGAGCGGGCGGCCTCCTCACGGACGCGGCCTACCCCGGTTCATGGCTGGGCCAACTCTGGCAGGGCAAGAGGTTTCAGCGGCGAATCGTCCCCCTCCTCACCCAGGGGTCCCTCACCGCCCTGAGCATGACCGGGTGGGTGTGGGGTGTGAAACCCGCGATGGCGGCCTGGGCCGGTAACAAGACCGCCGTACCGTCCAACGCCCCCACGGTCACCCCCAAGGCGTTCGGTGCGGTCCGGTTCGCGGGCGGCCATGACCTCGCCCGTGAGTATTACGATTTCAACGTCACCGAGGTGATTGATTCATACGGGGACGCAATGGTGGACAGTTACGCCATGCTCAGTGATGCGTACGCCCTCACCCAGGTGACCGCGGGTGCCACGCCCTACACCCCGGACCCGGCCAATACCGTGAACACCGGCCTCCTGGACATCGTGGACGGTGCCCTCGCGGTGGTGGCGGCGGGCGGGACGCCCTCCTGGGCCATCGTGGCCCCGGACATTTTCAAGGGCATCCTGGCCACGCCTCGTGAGGATGCGCTGGACTATTTCTCCGCCACCATCGGCCTGGAGTCCGGGGCAATCAACGGCGGTGGAGCGTTCACCATCGTGCCGGACGCCCGCCTCGCGGCGGGGGCCATCATCGTGGGAGACAAGGCGGGGGCCACCGCCTGGGAACTCCCCGGAGTGCCCATTCGTGTCTCCGCCCCGGACCTCGTTCTGGGTGGCGTGGACAATGCGTTCTTCGGCTACATCGGTGTGGGTGTCACCACGCCCGCCGTGGTGGTCAAGAACACCGGAGTAGTGGGCACCTCGGAGGGCACCCTCCTGGAGGGCGTGGAGGAGTCCGTCACCATCGCCGCGGAAAAGTCCCGCAAGTAGACCGATGTAGCCCCGCCCGCCGCCACCACGGCGGGCGGGGTCCATCACACCCCGAGGAGGTGGAGCATGGCCACATGGATGGACCTGGAGGAGGTCCGTGACCGGTGGCGCGATGCCCCCGCCCTGGACGAATACCTCCAGGAGGTCATGGACGTATCCAAGGCCCAAGTCCTGGAGTACGGACCCAAGGCCACGGCGGACGCCATCGCGGCGAACCCCGAGGCGGTGCCCGATGGTTACCGCCTGGCCCACCTCATCCAGGCCCGTAACATCTGGAATAGTGCCAAGGCGGACCCCGCCTCCCAGGGCATCGGTGACGATGGATTCATCATCCGCCCGTACCCTATGGACCTCACCACCCAAAAGATGATCCGGCCCATGAGGGCTAAACCGGTGGTGGCCTAATGAGTGTGCGGGACACCCTCCTGGCCGCCATCACCGCGGCGGTCCCCGAGGGAACCCACGTCATCCCATTCCAGGACAATATGGATGTCCCGGACCGCATCACCGTGATGTTTAAGCAAATGTCCATCACCCCCCTGGCAGAGGCCCCCCGGTCTGGGTATGTGTTCAATTACATCCTCACGGTGGTGAGTCCCGCCGTGGACCCCTCGGTGGCAGAGGAGGAGTTGGACGGATTCGTCCCCGCCATGCTCGGGGACCTGGATGGCCTGGATTGGTTCGCCTGGAGTACGGCGGACAAGGTCCTCTCCCAGGGCCAATTGGCCTATGACATTACTTGCTGGAATATCGCCCACAAGGTCCCCCCGGCCAAGGCCCCGCCGCCCATCCAACTCACCGCACCCCGCAAGACCCGCACACCATCACGGAAGGTAAAGACCAATGGCTGAAATCGACGTCCGCCCGTTCATCATGCGGAATGCCATCATCCAACTCGGGACGGATGATTTCGCGGCGGCGGTGTCCACCGCCACCATCGCCCCCGCCTCGGGGACCTCGGATTTCAAGGGCCTGAAACCCGCCGCGGTGTTCACCTTCCCCCAGGCCACCACCTACACCCTGGACCTCACCTATGCCCAGGACTGGAGCGTGGACACCGGCCTGAGTTGGTATCTGTGGACCCACAAGGGCGAAACGGTGCCATTCACCCTCAACCCCGACGACACCACCGGCATGACCCCCGCCGTGGGGTCCACCTCGTGGACCGGCACCGTGGCCCTGGCCCCTGGAGGCGTGGGTGGCGATGTGGACACGGTGGCCACCTCCTCGGTGTCCCTGGGCATCGTGGGCGAACCGGTGCCCACCCACACCGCCCCTGTCCTCGCGGACGCGGACGCGGTGGACGCGGCATAGGGGCACCCTCGTGGGGGTGGTGAGTGTGCGGGACTCCGCACACCTAAAAGCGGTGGTCCTCGCCCTCAAGGCCGCCCCCAAAGAGGTCCGGGCGGATGTCCGCCGCGAGACTCGGGCGGTGGCGGCCCCGCAATGGCAAGCCGAACTCCGCCGCCTCTCACGGTCACCCCAGCAATCCCGGATGCTGGCCCAGACCGCCCGCATCACGGTGTCAGACCAATCCGTCCGGGTGCGGTCCGCCTCATCCAAACGCAAGGCCCTGAGTGGCGGGGCCACCCCGTTTGAACAAGGCAAGGGGTTTGAGTTCGGATCGAACAAGACCCACGGACGCCAGATGCCCAGGCCGCGGCGGAGGGGATATGTGTTCTATCCAGCCCTGGCCGAAATGGCCCCCCGCATCATCGCCCTGTGGGTCCAAACATCGGTCCGGGTGGTCTATAACGCTCTGGAGGGTAAGAGGTAGTCATGGCCGAGATTCGTGCGGACCTCGTGGGAGACTCTCGTGATTTCACTCGGGCGGTGGACAAGGGCACCGAATCGGTGGAGGACCTCTCCGATGAGTTGAAAGACCTGGGCAAGACCGGTGACCGTGAGTTGGACGGACTCACGGACAAATTGAATGACCTTCCCAAGGCCGCCCGCAATGCGGACAAGGCCCTGGAGGGGGTGGGCACCGGAGCCAAGAAAGGCACCCACGCGGCGGGCCAGTCCGTGGCCGAGTTCAAGGATGAGGCCAAGCAAAACTTTGGGGAGGTGGCCTCCTCATTCTCGGGGGATATGGCGGCCTCCGCGGACCTCGTACAAGGCACCCTTGGGGGCCTCGCCGCGTCCATCGGTGGCCCCCTGGGCCTCGCCCTCGGTGCGGCCTCCATCGCCCTCGGTGCGGTCATCGCCCAGGCCCAGGCCGATGCCGAAAAGGCGGAGGAGTTGCGACTCCAGGCCATAGAGGCGGTTAAGTCCGCATTCGAGGAGGGCGTGGATGTCTCCGCCTTTCTCTCCTCTGCGGACCAAGTAGCAGAGCGCATCCAAACCCTGGAGGAGTCCAAAGAGGGCACCAATAAGAGGTGGTTCTGGGAGGAGGACCCGTCCCGGCTGGAGGAGTGGGCCGACGCCCTGAAAGTCCTAGGCCGCGAGACATCGGAGGTGGGGGATGTCCTGGAGTCGGACACCAAGTCCCTCAAGAAATACCGGGACGCCATAGAGGACTCCCAGGACGCCATATCGGACCAACTCGGGGTCCTCCAGCGGCGGCGGAACCTCGGGGAGACCGTATCCCAGGAGGAGGTCCGTAACCTCACCGCCCAGGCCGATGCCTACGATGACCTCCTCAAGAATGTGGAGAGTGAGATAGACCTCCGGGATGCCGCCGCGGACTCCGCCACGCGCCAGGGGGACGCGGGCCTGGATGCCGCCCTCAAGGCCGCCCAGGCCGAGGAGGACGCGGTGAGGGCCGCGGAGGATGCCGCCGCCCGCCGCGAATCCATCGCGGAGTCCGTGGCAGACTCCGCCACATCCATGTATGACTCCATCCGGGACGCGGCGGTGGGGGCCGCCACATCGGAGGAGGGCGTATTTGACTTGTCCAAATGGCTCAACCTCGTGGCCGAGTCCAAGGCCCAGGCGGACGCATACAAGGCGAACCTGGCCCAACTCAAACTCACCCCGGAGCAATGGGAGAACTACCTCTCACTCCCCGAGGAGACACGGGCCTCGATCGCCCAGTCCTACGTGGTGGCCGATGAGTCCACCCGTACCTCCATCGTGTCCGCCCTCACGGACTCGGGCACCCAGGCGGGCACCGGGGCCGCCGTGGCGTTCGATGAGTCATTCAACCCAGAGGCGGACGTGGAGGTCTCCACCAAGGTGGACACCAAGGGGGTGACCGCGGCCCTGGAGAAAGTGGCCAGGGGGTCCTACACCGCCACGGTGAAAGTACGCGGGGATTCGTCCCTGGCGTCTGTCAGGACGGCTCTCACGGGTCTGACACGGGCCAGGGTGGTCCCGGTGTCTGCCCAGATGTCCACCCAGGCCGCCCAGGACGCCCTAGACCGATTCATCCGCCGCAATACGGGCCGCAAGGTGGACCTCTACGCCCGCATCCTGGACCCGAATACGAGGCAACCCATATGACCGCCACGATTTCGGCGGTGTCCGGTGCGGGCACCACCCAGCCCATCACGGTCCTGTCCCCATATGAGGTGGCCTACCGGAGCCGAAACGTCATCCATGACCTCATCGGCGGCGGCATCGCGGTGTCCATCGTGGCCCCCAACCCTCGGGCCGGTAACCTCGCCCTCCTCTACGGGTCAGAGGAGGAGGCCCAGGCCGCCGCCCTCCTCCACCTCCAGGAGACTGGGTTCACCCTCACCGACACCGAGACCCCATCCGTGGGGATGACCTACGTGGTGGATGGGGAGGTCACGGTGGCCCTTGACCAAGACACCCTGACCCAATGGGTGGTCACCGTAGGGTTTCAGGAGACACCGGGCGGGGCGGTCCTATGACCACGCCATATGTCCACCCGCACATCACCGCCACCATTGCCTCCCAGGAGGTGGAGGTGGAGGGCGGGGATGTCACCCTGGCGGCCCTGAACGTCCCCTACGGTTCGGCCAAGGTCATCCTCCCCCTCACCGAGGACACCCAACTAGACCCCCTGGACCCTCGGGTGGACACCCGCGTCCTCGTGAACGCCACCGGCCAAGGGGCCTGGGCTGGGGACCCTCCGGTGTGGGTCCCCGCCGCCCCTCGGGTGTTCGATATGGGCCTCCGGGAGAGGACGGTGGACCATGTGGCCCGTACCGTGGAGTTGTCCCTGGCCACGGATGAGGCTCTACTCACGGACTACGCCACCCTCACGGTGAACTCCGGGGCCAGGGCTTATGAGGACTCGGTGAGGGCGGTCTGTAACTACGTCCTAGCCACCGTGGGAGGCAACCTCACACCCAGCCCCGGACCTCTGCCAGACCTGAATGGGTCCGGGTGGTGGGGCCAGAATCAAGGCGGGTCCCCGGTGGGCACCCTCACCCTGGGCTATCGGAACCCCCACACCGCCAGGGTGACCTTGGCTGGGGGTAACCCCACGTGGTTTGGCCTCTACGTCACCGGGGCACCGGTCACCCCAGGCAAGACCTACACCGCCCGCGCACATATCAAGGCCAGTAAGTCCACCACCCTCCGGGTGGGCATCGAATGGTATAACGCCACCCCCTCGTATATATCCAGCGGACCCACCTGGACCATCACCGGCACCGAGGATATGGGGACCACTCCGCCCGCCGTGGCCCCCGCGGGGGCGGTCTGGGCGTATGTGACCATCCGGGTGAACAAGGCCGAACCGGTGAATACGTGGATGGAGTCCTATTTCGCCTCGGTGGTGGAGGGCGAGGCCCCGCCGCCCGTACTGGCCCCCGGAGGCACCGGGATGCCAGACGCGGTGGTCACCGCGGCATTCACCGCCGTAAACGCCACCATAAACCCCTCCTGGGAGGTGGATACCAACTCCGCCGCCACCGCCGCCAATTCGTCCGGCCTCACCCTCTCCGCGATGGGCAACCCTCCGCCCGTGGTGGGCACCAAGGGCCTCCGGGTGACCTCCACCGCGGCGGGCAACTCCACATGGTACGCGGGTGGTTATCTGCCCTCCGCCTCCGCATTCAAGGCCATCCGGGTGACACCGGGGGTGACGTACCAATATTCACTCTCCATCGTGGCATCCGTGGGGCGGTCCACATACCCCTGGATTGCATGGAAAGGGGAGGACGGATTGGTCCAGATAGGCCCCATCATCCCAGGGGTTGCCAAGACCACGTCCACCTCCGCCTGGACCCGCTATGAAATGCTCGTGACCGCACCTCCAGGGGCGGCCTATGTGGCCCTGGGGGTCCAGGCCAATGCAAACACCCTGGGCCAATTCCACTACATGGACGCGGTCTCATTCGTCCCCACCACCGAACTAGTCCCGTACTGGGATGGGGCCACGCCCGCCGATAGCCTCTACACCTACGCCTGGGACGATGTCGCCCAGGCGTCCAGTAGCACGAGGACCGCAAAGGTGGACCGGCCCCCCGAGATGTTCGTTTGGCAACCTGGAGTCTCCGCGTGGGATTTCTTGGTCCCCATCACCTCATCGGTGGGCCTCCGCCTCTTTTGCGATGAGGTGCGCGTCTGGAGGCTCGTGGACCCCGCGGTGTGGACCCGCCCCGGATTCGTGACCGCCAACGTGGACAACCTCTCCGATGCCACCGACACCATCACCCGCGAGGACCCCGAGGTGTTCGCCACCGGGGTGGTGGTCCGGTACCTCTGGAGGGACGACACCGGAGCAACGAGGACCCAGGTGGACGTGGCCGGTACGCCCCACCGGGTGGTGGTCATCGAATACGCCAGGGCCTACCCAGGGCCAGGGGCGGCGGCGGCCATCCTCCGCCGCCGCGATGGCACCGGGCGGATTCAGGAGGTCACCGGCCTGGCGGACTGGACCACCTCGCCCGGCATGGACGCCCGCATCACCCTCCCCTATGCGTTCGAGCAATCCGGGCGCATCACCGGGGTGGAGTTTGCGCTGGATGACTCGGGCCTCATGACCCTGGCCACCCGCACCCTTATAGACATCCCACCGGGGTCCTGGGCCGCCGCCACCGCAACGTGGAATGCGGTGACCGGGACGTGGGACACCTACACCGGATGAGAGGACAGAACGATGCCCAGACGCAAGGATGTACCCACGCCCACCCCCCAGGCCATCGGGGACGATGCGGTGGCCGCGGGCATGGCCTTGGTAGCCCCAGGGGCCGCGGTGTCCCTCGGTGACGATGAGATAAACAAGACCCGCGATTACATCGCCCAGAGGGCCAAGAGGACCGGACCCCAGATAGACATCTACGTCCAGCCCACCGCACCCGCCCACGCGGCGGGACGTATCTGGATCAAGTCGGCATGACGGACTATAACAAGGCGGTGGGGACCGCGGGGACCATGACCATCCGGGACTCCGGGGGGGTGGTTTCGTTCATCATTTCATGCACCGATGGAGTCACCTCCACCGGGGGGTATTCGTGGTCTGGCAGGGTCAACGGGGTGAACGTGGGGGGCACCGTATCCCTCCCCTCGGGGTTCGGGTCCAAGACATTGGGGTCCTGGACGGTGTCCTCCTCCCAGACCGTGACCTGGCACCAAAACGCCACCGGCACCTCTGGCCTGGGCGGGGCCTATGACCACTCCGCCGCGATTGATAGGGGCAAGCCCCCCCAAGGGTCCGGGGTTGTCACCGTGTCAAACCTCGCCCTGACCACCGCCACATTCTCCTGGGTGACCGTGGCAGGGGCGGCGGAGTATGGCCTCTACATCGCCAGGGACGCGGGGTTCACGGACTATTTCTATGCCGCGTGGGTGGGCAACGTCCTCACCAAGAACATCACCGGGATGAAAGAGGGGACGAAATACTGGGTTCGGAGTAGGGCGCAAAATGCCAACGGCATTGGGGCCTACGGGGCCGCCGTGTCATTCGTCACCCTGTCCGGGGTGTACTACTCCACCGGTACCGCGTGGGTCCTCGCCCCGGTCTATCAATCCGATGGGGCGGTCTGGAGTCCGGCCATCCTGTCCCTGTCCAATGGGTCCACCTGGGCGGTGCCCAAGTGACTGGATACCGCCTCCCCACGGACACCACCTATGTGTCCGATGACTGGGCAGGACACCGAAACCGGAACCCCCCCTCCTCGGAGCCGGGGACGGACTACGCCTCCCCCTACGGGGCACACCTCTACGCGGTGGCGGACGGTGTGGTGGAGGCCACCAAGACATCCAACGGGGCCGCCACCGGACGATACATCCAGGTGGGCCTTGACGATGGCCGGACCACCCGGAGCCTCCACCTCGCGGAGGTGTGGGTGACACCGTGGCAGAGGGTGACACGAGGCCAGGTCATCGGCCTTACTGGAGCCTCCGCCCAAGGTTCGGACTGGGGGGTGGGTGCCCACGTCCACCAAACCCTATGGCCAGGGGCCGCCTGGGCGGCGGACACGATTGATTTTCAGAGGTACGTGGGGGAGGACGAACCACCCCCGCCACCACCACCGGATGACGATGAGGAGGACGAAATGGGAATGAAAGGTGCGGCATACGTCAGGGGGTCGGACGGTGTCACCATGTACATCCTCTTTAACGAGGCGTCCGGCCAATGGGTGGAGCATGAGGGCGGCGGTGGGGACTATAACAACCCCATAGCCCAGAATTGGGAGACCGGGTCCTGGCCCACCCTCACCGAGTCCCACGCCCGCGTCCTGAAAACGTCCCTCACCGCGGTCCAGCCCAAGGCCGGACCCGTGGCGGATGACCCGGACCCCACCGCCACCACCACCCTGACCGGCCCCGCGTGGTTCATCGGGGCCATCCTGGGCCTCATCGGGTTGGTGGAGGTCATCCGCCTTGTGGTGGACCTCATCATCTGAGCCGAGGTCCACCACAAGGCCGATGTCCTAGCCCTCTACGCCCTCCTCCACCTCGGGGAGGATGGCGCGACGGACCCAGAGGGTGAGGCGTCCGGGGGTCTTGGTGGGGATGGCCCGCACCTCGTACCCATCTGCGGCGGTGAGGCGTTCACGTTGGACGGTGCCCACGGTGTGCTGGGAGAACTCGCCCACGTTGGCCCACCGGCCCACCTTGCGGTCCAACTCCGCCCGGATGGCATCCCACCCGGTGGGGGGCTTAGGTGCCTCGGGTGGGATGCCCCACTCCAGAATACGGACGGCGGATGTTCTGGCCATAAGGCCCTCCATTCTGGACCCCAAGGGGTTCGGGGTCCTGGGCACCATTATGCACAAGATAGGGTCCGGGGTTGCACCTGTAGGACGTAATC